CTCGAGCTCTCCGATCTCCTTCCAGACCGAAACGTGTTTCTGTTACTCAGGACCGTACACATACTCCATATGTCCAGCCCTGACCTCTCCATGTCCCCACCGAAGGGAGGCCACAGATTGCCCCGGCCGCAGGCCGCGAAAGATCACCGTAAGGTGGTCCAAGCGAAAGCGTCCAAGGCTCCTCGGAAGTCAGTCCGAGAGCTGTGTGTTGCATGTGTGGATTCGATCTACCGTGTGTGCGAGTTGTCCGGGTGCGTCGTCGAGGGTGATGCGCGCGGGCCGACTATCGACCATCACCTAAAATGTATTGAGGCGATGGACGGGGATTGGGTGGCATTCTACAAGTACAAGATAGCTGCGTATTACGCGGCCGTCGAGAACACGAAGATGCCTCCGGTACCCGTAGGGATGATCAGCGCGCGCGTCAACGACGATCCGGGCAGCATCGTAGGGGGGAAGACGGGAGCGTGGTTGAAGAACAAGAAGTTCCACGACCGAGAGCGAATGGCGGATATTGGCTACGCTATCAACCAATCCAAGCGCGGGATGCCGCGACCGACTGAGGAGTACCTGAAGAAGGCGCTCACGAAGACGTTCGCGACACTCACGCGAGACGAGACCAGGACAGCATGGAACGCCGCTGCCGCCCTTCAAGGAATGAAGTGGGCGGACATGGACGACGACGGGGACGTTGCAGGTACGTATGGGCCGGAAGAGGAGATGATCACGGAGGACGACATCAAACGAGAACTGAGGAGGACGGTGCGAAACGTCTTTTGTCCGAAGGACAAAGACGGTCGCGACCAACCGAGACTATTCACGGAGTCGAATATCGTGACACCATACTTTCCGAGCACCAAAGCGAACTACAACAACACCAGAAGTGCTGCCGGTACCGTTGGGCACATCATGGACCATCCGGAGCTACTCTCGGGACTGAAGGACGACGAAGATCTCGTCGTTCTGACAGAACGAGTGGTGAGCAAGAGGACGGGACAGAGTGTCTTGGAGATGGATGACTCGAAGCTGCTGGAGAAGTGGGATGCACTCTTTAGCAGGGCAGTCGAGCTGGCGCTGAAGGAGGAGGGAACCACTGTACTGGTGGCACTCGCCGAGGCACTGAAGGTGCGTGTGATCTCAAAGGGACCACCGCTTACTTACTTCGTGCTCAAGACGGTGCAACAGCACATGTGGCAGACACTTCATTCAGACAAGAGCGGAGCGTTCCGGCTGATCGGAGAGGAGATCAGCGCGGAATATCTGAGTTCGCAGATCGGGGAACTGAGCGAGGGCTCGGAACTCGGAGAGGAGTTTCTTCTTTCGGGAGACTACACTGACGCCACCAATCAGCTTCGATCGTGGGTGTGTGAGGTCATGCTGGAGGAGTACGCGGATTGCGTACAACTGCCGGCTGACCTGAGAACACTCCT